GGTCCCGGTTGAACCTGAACAAGTCGGCGATTCCAGACCGGGCGTCGTCCTACACGGTCGATGGCGGCATCTACCGGTTGGACATGCCCGGCGCGTTCAAGACCGGGCTGCCCGAGGTGGATGCCGTGTACGCACGGTACTCGCGCCGCTCGACGGGCACCGGCCCGACTGGCCGTCAGATCCCGGCGTCGCGGCCGCTCAACTACGACCCGCAACGCTGGTCGCTGTACCACGGCGGTGTGCGGTGAGCGGCACGAACGCGGCAGCAGTCAAGTCGCGGCTGGTCGGTACCGGCAATGTGCTCGAGGGTCTGTCGGGGATGACCGGGGTCAAGGTCGCCTATGACCCGCCACGTGACATGCCCCGCGAGATCGTGTTCGCGGGCGATGCCGGCGGACCGGTCGAGCTGGAGGCGTTCCGGGCGGACTCGACCAGTCGGGTCAGCCGCGACGAGAACCTCGACCTCGAGCTGTTCATACAGGTCTACCAGCCGGGACTGTCCACCTCGGAGACCACCGACACACGCGCGACCGCGATCAGCGCGATCATCGAGAACTACATCGCCGCGAATCCGACGCTGGGTGCGCTAGCCAATCTGCTGGCCGCAAAGGTCGCGGGCGTGCGACTGGTCAGCGTGCTCAATGACGACGGAGCGACCTCGCTCGTGGTGCTAACCATCAGCTTGCAGTCGGTCCTGACGTGAGAGAGGTAGGCCGGTGAGCCGCAGTCATGGCATGGCAACACGGGTGCTGGTCAACAATGCGCACCTATCGGGCAGCCTCGCGGGCTGGCGCTTCGAGCACCGCCGGCTGCTTTCGGACAACACGAACCTGCTCTCGACCGGGGAGCAGTTCCGGCCCGGCCAACTGTCAGGGTCGCTTGGATTGTCGGGCCAGTTCGACACGGCGGTCGGTGACATCCAGACCACCATGGACACCGCGCGCACCACGGCTGGCGGCCTGCTGGTGACGGCCTTCGCGGAAACTCCGGCAATCGGATCGTGGGCGTTCATCGGCGAGGGCAACGTGTCTGCGCTGGACTATCCGGCACCGGTCAAGGACCTGGTGAAGGTCGATGTGACGGGCACACCGAACGACGGTATCGACATGGGCGTCACCCTGCATGTCTTGGGTGCAGAGACGGCCAGCAGCAACAGCACCTCGGTGGACAACAGCGCCGCATCCTCGAACGGTGCCATCGCGTCGTTGCACGTGACGGCCTATTCAGGCCTGACCAACATTGTGATCAAGGTGCAGCACTCGACGGACAACAGCGTGTGGAACGACCTGATCACCTTCACGACGGTGACCGCAACAACGTGGCAGCGATCCACCGTCTCGGGCACCGTGAACCGCTATCTGCGCAGCCTGTGGACCGTGTCCGGTTCGGGCAGCTGCACCTTCGCCGTGGCCTGCGCCCGGCGCTGATCTTCCCACCCTTTTGAGCACCCCGCCGCACGGCGGGGTCATCGGCATGCACAAAGGAGTTGATGACCTTGAGCCGTGCTCATGGCATGTCGGCGTATTTCGCCATCGACGACAGCGGCGGAACGCTACGCAACATTTCCAATCACGTCGACAACGTCTCCGGGCTGCCCTCGGCCCGGGCGCTGGCGGACGTGACCAGCTTCGGCGACGCGGGGGAACGGTTCTACCCGGGTCTGCAGGGTGCCTCGTTCACCGTGTCGGGCCAGTTCGACAACGCGGCCACCACCGGCTCGATGACCGTGCTCAACGGCCTGCGCACGACCACGGCAACCTCAACGTTCGAGTTCGGGCCAGATTCCAACACTGCCGGCCGGGTCAAGTACACCGCCGAGTGCTGGATGGAGTCGTTCGCAATCGACACGACGGTCAAGGACAAGGTGCCGTTCTCGGCGACGTTCCGCATGGACAACGGCTTGACCGTGACGACCTTCTGATCATGGAAGTGATGGTCACGGGCCACGCGCGATTCAAGCGTTTCGCGGTGGCCTGCCGCACCGCGGCCGGACCGGACTTCGACCGGCACATGCGCCGCGGCCTCAGGCTGGCCGGTGATGATCTGGGTCAGGCGGTGGTCACCACCTCGGAGATCTACATGCCGTCGGGGTATGAGGCATTGTTCCGGGCGAGGGTACTGGCCAAGACCGAGGTGTCGCATACAGCGTTGACCGCCGAGGTCCACGTGTACGCCAAGGGCAAGACGGGACGGCGCGACGTGCTGCGGCTAGAGCGCGGCGAGCTGCGCCACCCCGTGTGGCGCAGGTTCCGGGAGCTGAGCGCGGGCGGGCGGTTCGCCAAGAAGAAGGAGAACATCCGCGGCGCGGTGTACGTCAACCCGTGGAGGGTGACCCGGATCCGGCATGGGTTCTTCTCCGAGCCGATCGGGTTCGCGGCACCACGGGCGTTCAAGCGCCTGGACGCCGCACTCGGTGATGTCCTCGACGAGATCGTGAGATTGGGTTAGATGCCTACACAGTTCGGCTTATGCGCCGAGGATCAGGGGAAATACGGCTGCCCGCAATGGGTGACCTATGACAAGGACCGGCTCGATGACATCCCGTTCGACGAGCTGGATCCGTGGGACCGCGAGATGCTCGACGTTTTCGGGTGCAGCATCAACGAATTGCTGACGCTCGAGTTCATGAAGTCGACCGGCCGAAGCATCAAGGGTCTGGTCTGGCTGGCTTGCAAGATGAACGGCGTTGATGTCGGCAAGTTGGCCGATTTCAACATCCGCACACGTAAGGTGCGGATGCGCGCGGCCAAGGCTGGTGATGCCGGCCCCCCGCTCCCGAGCTCCTCCGACATGTCCTCGGAGGAGAGTCCGTCCGAGACGGCGTCCGAAAGCTGATCCCTTGGTTCTGGCGCGAGCTGCAGATGCCCGCCCGCGAGGTGCGCCGGCTGTCCGCAGCGGATGTGAACGCCCACATCGACGCGTGGGCTACTGACCACAGGTGAGGTGCAGGAACCGGCCGTACGAGGCCTCGACGTCCTGCCAGGCCGAAACGCTCTTGCCGTAAGCGGCTTGATCCAGGATGCCTTCGACCTTCAGTTTGAGCACGACATCGCCGAACTGGTAGTTGTAGGCCGCGATCGCGAGGGCGAGTTCACGCGACGGCTGATCCTCATAGCCTTTCGTGGCATCGAGGAAGGCCTCGCCCTGGTCTGCGATGCCACCGGCCTCATATGCGGTGGCCTCACCCCTCGTCGGCAGCCGATCCAGTCCGGCCCGGCCCGGCTCCCAGACCTCGTGGGCGTGCCGGATCGTCTCGCATTCCACCTGCGTCTGCACGGCTAGGCGCGGCCCGGCGCTTGGTGTAGACGGCGGGTCCAGGAAGTAGACCGCTGCGACCATCACGGCGACGGCGATGAGCACGGCGGCGGCCAGGATCCAGTACACCTGCGGCTTGATACGCCGGGGTTGCTTCCCCGCGGGCGGCATGGTGGTTCCCGGCACGCCACGGCCAATGCGTAACAGCTGGTCCTCGGGCATGCCCGCACGGTAGCCGAATGCCGCAACAGATCACCCTCCCTCGATCCGGTGAGAGGATGGTGCCCCTTTGGCCACACGACGCGAAGAGCTGATCGCCGACCTACGGGTGGTCGGTGATGCGCAGGCCAAGCGGGGCGTCAAGGAGTTCGGCGACGAGGTTGCCAAGACCGGCGACAAGCTCGAGGGAATGGGCCATGACGCCGGCTTCCTCAAGAAGCAGATTGCCGACGCCGAAACCCAGTACAAGCAGATGCTGCGTGAGCTGGACAAAACCGGCGATGTGGGCCTGTTTAAGGAGATTCGCAAACAGCGCCGGCAGCTTCGCTTCTTTGAGGGCCTGCAGAAGGAGCTGGAAAAGGAGCTCAAGGATGCGGCGGACGGCATCGGGTCTGGCGACGGGGTCAGCTCTGTCGGTACCGCACTTGCCAAGGGGATAGGCGCTGGCCTGTCCAAGGCGGGCCCGTACGTGATTGGCGGCCTGGTCGGCGTTGCCGCGTTGTTGCTGCCGTTCCTGGGCGCGGCTGTTGCTGGCGCGGTGGTTGGTGCCGTCGGCGCGGGCGGCGTTGTCGGCGGCATCTTCCTCGCCTTGCAGGACTCCCGGGTCAAAGCCGCAGCCGAGGGCATCGGTGGGGAGCTCAAAGACGCGTTCACGATGGCCGCGCAGGATTTCGTCGGCCCGGCGATCAAGTCGCTGGAGATCCTCAAAACCGGTATCCAGGACATCGGTATCGGTTTCAGGCCCGTCTTTGCGGTGCTGGCACCACTGGCGCCATTGCTGACCAAGGGCCTGACGGGATTCATCCAGGAGATCCTGCCCGGGCTGGCGCAGGGTCTGAAGGAAATGCAGCCGGCCATCCGTGCGCTGGCCACAGAGCTACCCAAGATCGGTCGATCGGTCGGCGACTTCTTCGATGCCGTCGGCGACGAGTCCGACGGCGCGACCTTGGGCTTCATCCAGCTTTCACATGTACTTCAGGCGGTCATCCGCGGCACGGGGATCCTGCTCGCGGACTTGTCGGCAGTCTTCGAGTGGTCCGTTCGCGCAGGCGTGAAGATTGGCGAGGTCGAGGACAAGCTCTTCGGCTGGGTTCCGGTCACTGGCAAGCTGATTCGTGACCAGCGCGACCACGCCAAGGCCATGCTCGAGCAACTCGATGCGGCCAAGAGCAGTGCGGTCGATTTCACCGACAGCATCTACGGGCTCGGCGGCGCGGCCGGCCAGGCGGCACAAGATCTTGAAGATCTTAAGACTGCGATGGACGAGCTGTTCGGCGTGACGATGAGCCTCGACGAGGCCAATCTGGCGTATCAGAAGAGCCTGATCGAGAGCCATAAGGTTCTCGCGGAGGGCAAGCGCACGCTCGACACAAGCACCGAGGCCGGCCAGGAAAACATGGATTCGGTCCTGCATCGCATCCAGGCGATCGAGACCATGCGTGAATCCGAGCTGAATTCGGGTGTCGTTGTCGAGGAGACCACCCGCCGCTACAAGGAGCGCATCGAAGCACTGCGGACCGAGCTGGTTCAGATGGGCTTCAACAAGAAAACCGTCGACGAGCTGATCGCCCGCTACCTGGCGGTACCCGAGGCCATCCAAACGAAAATCAACCTGACGGCCGCGGGGGATGCGAGCGCATGGGCGGCGTTCCGCGCGTTGGAGCGGCACGAGGAAACGGCCAAGGGCGGCTCGATGTGGCCCGCGTTCGAGGCCCGCGCTGGCGGCGGTGACATGCGCCCTGGGCGCACATATGTCGTCGGTGAGAAAGGCCCCGAGGTCGTGCAGATGGGCGCTTCGGGGGGCTACGTCTACAGCAACGGCTCCGGCCCGGCCGCCGCGATGACGTCCGGCCCGTCGGGCGCCTCACGCCCGATCGTAAACATCACCTACCAGCCGTCCGGCGACGCACTGCTGGACGCGTTCATGGCGGTCCTCTGGCCGCGTTTCCTGCGGCAGGCCCGCATCGATGGCGGCAACCTGTCTGCCTTTGGTGCGGCGTAAAGGGAGTCCGATGCTTCACCGCTACATCGCATGGAACGGCGCGATGCCGACCACGGCTGCGCTCTCGGCCATCACGACCGGGACCGCCATCAAGACAATGCAGCAGCTCGCAACACCTGCCACGCGCATGATCAAGGTGCTGGGGTGGGGGTATAGCGTCGACGACCCGCCCGGCGCCGATGCGGTCTTCGAGCTGATCCAGACCGATGTTGCCGCCACGGTCACCGCCTACAGCGCATCCGGCATCATGCCTAAATGGTCAGGCATCCCGGCCTCACTGCTGACGCTCGGCGTTTCAGCCAGCGGCTTCACCGCCACCGCCGAAGGGTCCGTTGCCACCACCCGGCTCTTCGATGCGGTCTCGATGTCCTCGGTGTCGGCCGAGGCGGCCGTGGTGATGAAGTACGAGCGATGGTTCGACTGGGATGCGGCCCCCATTGTGGCCGTGTCGTCGTTCCTGCGGGTACGCGCGACGACGCCAACGACGGCCGTAGACATGCGCAGCTGGATCGAGTGGTGCGAGTAGCCGGGTGGCCATCACTCGGCGTTTCGGTTTGGGAACGCGGCGGCCGCTTCGCCGTGTCCGCAACCTGGGTGGCGTCTATGCCGGTCAGGTTCTGCCGGTCACCTTTCCCGCCTCTGCGCTGACTGCCCGTATCTACGTCGCCTTGGGCGCGGATCTGACCGCGTCATGGCTGACGTGGAACTGGCTGGACATCACCGCATACGTGCGCTACGACCTGGGTGTCTCGATCAACCCGGGACGCCGGGACGAGTCGACA